CTGCAACTCAGTTACGAGTACAGCGGACTGTTCGCCCAGGTGCTAGCGCATCGATTGACGCTGACAGGCGAACCGATGCCGATTGAACCAGTGGACATCCCATACAAGAACGAGTTTGAGGTAGTCATTCACCCTGACAAACTTAACCCATACCACAAGTTGATTGTTCTAGACTCAGGTTGCCTGACAGGTGGCAACTTCACGCGAGTGCGCGCACAACTGATCAACTACGGATACAGACCAGAAAACTTAATTTTTGTTTGCTTGGCTTGCAGTACGGAATCGTTCTTCACGCCAGACCATTGCCCTCTGTACTTTGACGGCCGCTCTTCAATGGTTCACTTTTGGTGGGAGTGCAAGACGACCAAGTTTGATTGATATGTACAAAAAAGGCAAAAATATATACAAGAGCGAAAGATATGAATACATGAACCATCCAATTGTCAAATTAGAAAAGTATGAATTTCACAATGCCGCTTACACAGGATTTCTTAGGCAGTTGAATTCTGATTGGAGAACAAACACCAACACATTCAAGGAAACTTATGTTGGGCAGTCTTGGTACAACAGCATTGTCGGAGCATGTGGGGAAGCAGCCGTAGCCAAGTATTTGAATGTTTATTGGGGCGCTGGGTATGACACATTTAATCAATCCGATTTGTTGGGATTGTCATGCGAAGTAAGAACCAGCCCATTCAGAGTCAGTAAGCCAAAGGTAAAGCCACAAGACAAGAGAATGGTAATTGCAGTCATTGCCAGCGAGAATTGCAAACGAACATTTAAGATTTGGGGATGGCTTGAAGCGGAAGAGGCAAAGCAAGACGAGTGGTATTACGCCCACAACAATCCATGCTGGTTTCCACCAGTGACTGCATGGAAAGACATTTCTACAATTGATAAATCTAGATTGAATGCATAAGTGTTGACATTATGTAATAAAAATATGTAACATCTTCTTACATGAGCAGAATCAAAGTGGCACTAAACGAGCATGGATACCGCATTGGTGCAACGCACCAGCGCGCTCGACACTCAGAACAAACCGTGGATAAAATCAGAATTATGCATGAAACACATGGATACGGATACCGCAAGATCAGCGCAATGCTTGGAATTGGGCGTTCTACAGTCCAGAAGGTGTGCAAGTACTTGATTCGCGGGCAAGCGCCGCATGAATATAGGGTGATTGATGGGTAAGAAGCCGAAGAGCGATGATGTTTTTATCTATACGCTGATTGATCCTAGAAACGGTCAAGTTAAGTATGTAGGAAAAACAGTAGATCCTAAAGACAGACTTAGGAGACATATAGCAATTCGTCTTGATCAGCCAATGACTAAGTGCAAGCAATGGATTGCACAATTGTTGGCATCTGGACTTCGTCCATTGATGAGCGTAATTGATACTTGCAAGACATCTGACTGGGAATCTGTAGAGAAAATGTACATTAAAAAATTTAGAGATTCTGGAGTGGACATTACAAACATTGCAGATGGCGGTGCAATGCCTAGCCAGACAATCGAACAGCGAAGAAATTCAGCCAAGAAAATGAATGCTAAGTGCAGAAATAAACCTAAATGTTATCTTAGATTGTTATTGGCTGAACTTGGTAGACATGCAATTAGATTTAAAAATCTAAACAACATGGAAAGTTATGAAAAAATGAGAAATGCCCAAGAGATTGTTAGGAATTCTTGTGGTAAAGCAAGGGAACGATTGATTGAATTGGCAAAAGAAAAGTTTGAGATAAACAATGGCAAAAGTAACCAGACCATCGCGGCTTCTTGATCCTGTAAGACCTGGCCCTATCTGCAAGTACACGGTTGAATTGGCAGATGAGATTTGCCATAGGTTGTCTTTAGGGGAATCTTTGCGGACTATCTGTAAAGATAAGGCAATGCCAAGCATGGCAACTATCATGCGATGGTTGAATGAAATTGAGGATTTCGAGAACAAGTATATGCGCGCAAGGGCATTCCAAGCACATGTTTGGATAGATGAGATGAGGGATTTATCTACTTCCGAACCTGAACGAAACCCTGTGACTGGAGCGCTCGACTCTGCTAGCGTGAATCACATCCGCAACCAGGTATCTACCCTGCAATGGCTAGCAATGAAACTGAACCCGAAGCGTTACGGTGATCGCACGGCCGTGGAACATCAAGGCGGCATCAGCCTGACGGTGGTAACTGGCGTTCCCCAGCCTGACGCCATTACAGGACGAAAGCCCGATGCTAAACAGATCACATGAGCAACACGCATCTAGCAGTGGATTACTCTCCTCGCGAATGGCAACGCAACTGCCATTACGCCCTGAAGCGGTTCAATGTGTTTGTTCTGCACCGTCGAGCGGGGAAGACGGAACTGGCGATCATGGAGTTGCTGGACAAAGCCATGCGGTTCGACAAAGGAATGGGCTTATTCTTTTATATCGCGCCATTCTTGAAGCAGGCAAAGGCAATTGCATGGTCGAGGATAAAGCACAAGTTGCAACCGATGATTGGGACTGGCGCCGTAACGATCAATGAATCTGAATTGACCGTAACATTTGGACACAACGCCAGCGTGATCAGGATCTTTGGTGCCGATAATCCCGATGCGATGCGCGGTGTGCGCCTAGACGGCTGTGTTATTGACGAAGTTGCACAAATTAAGCCCGAAGTGTGGAATGATATAATTCAGCCAACGCTGTCAGATCGTAACGGCTGGGCGATATTTACAGGCACACCCAACGGCGTCAACCTGTTTAGCGAGATCTTCTACAAGGCGCAGAAGTTGCCTGACTGGCATGCCGCCATCTACACCGTCTACGACACGGACGCCGTGATCCCATCCGAAGTCGAGCGCTTGCGCCGCGACATGACGGAAACATCATTCAGCCGCGAGTACCTGTGCGACTTCAATGCCAGCGCGGAAGATCAGTTGATCAGCCTGAGTGACGCCAACGCAGCAGCCAATCGTGAGTATGCCGACAAGGATTTTATGGACGCTCCCAAGATTGTCGGCGTTGATCCAGCACGGTTTGGTGATGATCGCAGTGTAATCATCAGGCGCCAGGGGCTGAAAGCAAGCGACATAGTCGTGTTTCGTGGTTTAGACAACATGCAACTAGCAGCCAGGGTGGCAATGATCTATGACTTGTGGGAGCCTGACGCCGTGTTTATTGACAGCGGTGGCGGCGCTGGCGTGTTGGATCGCCTACGCCAACTTGACTACGACCCGATTGAAGTGCCGTTTGGTGGCAAGGCAATACTGGAACAGCAGTTTGTGAATCGCCGTACAGAAATGTGGTGGAACATGAAGGAATGGATCGAAAACGGTGGATGGATTCCAAGCGATCCGATGTTGCGTCAAGAACTATCAACGCCAACATACTGGTTTGACGCGCAAGGCCGCAAGATGCTAGAGAGCAAAGACGAGATCAAGAAGCGCTTGCAAGGCGGAGCATCACCCGACATTGCTGACGCGCTTGCGTTGACATTTGCATATCCAGTCGGCAAGCGACTGCCGCTTGAGGTGCGGAACAAACTGCGGCTAGGCAAGGCGAAAGATTACGATCCATACTCGCGGAACGACTGACGGTACCCATAGAGAAAATCTAATGAGCATAATACGCAAGGCAACGATTGATGATTTGGATCAGATAGTCGAGATGGCAAATAGGTTCATTGCGTTTGCCCCGCATTTATCGCTGATAAGGCATAGTGCGGATGACATTGTCAACACCGTGAAGTCGGTGTTGGAGTCTGGAATTATCTTTGTCATCGATTTTGATGGCAAGGCTGTTGGGATATTGGCTGCGATGATGACGAGCGTGTGGTACTCGCCATCAACAAAATTGGCTGCGGAAATTATGTGGTGGGTCAACGAAGAGCATAGAGGCACAATCGCCTCCATTAAGTTGCTTAGGACTTACGAGAAATGGGCGCTTGATAATGGCGCCAACCTAATTGCAATGAGCGATTTGGTAATTGAAGGACAAGAGCCAGTTGGCACGACACTAAACAGACTTGGTTACGAAATGAGTGAACGAACATACATCAAAGGAGTAAAGTAATGGCGGCAATATCAAGTATTTTGATGGGAATTGGTTTAGGTGTTGCTGCCGCTGGTACTGGCTACTCAATCGCTTCTGGCGAAGACGCTAAAAAGAAACAAGCATCGGCATTGTCTAGGCAAGAATCAGCGCAAGCGCAAGCAGTCAACGCCGCTCAAGGTCAACGCAAGAAGTCTGAGATGGCAATTAACCAGGCAAACCGACAGACTCCAAATGTGCAAGGGATCATGGAGTCAGCCAGTGCAATGGGTGGTGCAGCAGGAACCATGCTGACTGGCCCGACTGGTGTTGATCCAAACGCTCTTGCACTCGGCAAGTCAACACTCCTAGGAAGTTGATGAGTCAATACCCAGCAAACAACGAGAGTTACAAAGGCGCTCCACAGCGCGAGAAGTTGTTGACTCGTTGGGGTCAACTTCAATCTGAGCGAGCGTCGTGGTGGGCGCACTGGCAGGAGATCACATCATATGTGTTGCCGCGCAATGGTCGTTACTTCCGACAAGATCGCGACAAGGGCTGGCGCCGACACAACAGTATCTACGACAACACTGGCACTCGCGCACTGCGAACGCTAGGCGCTGGCATGATGGCTGGCGCCACTAGCCCCGCTCGTCAATGGTTTCGACTTGGAACTGGCGATCCTGAACTAAACTCGTATGCGCCAGTCAAAGTATGGCTCGACGATGTCACAAGACGAATGCAGTTGGTATTCCAAAGGTCGAATACTTACCGCGCCCTGCACACGATGTATGAGGAACTTGGAGCATTTGGTACGGCAGTTTCGATTGTCTTGCCAGACTTCAACAATGTCATACATCATTACCCAATCACGACTGGTGAATACGCTATCGCAACCGATTATCAAGGTCGAGTAACCACTCTCTACCGCGAATTTGAGCAGACTGTATCCCAGATCGTGACGGAATTCGGTTACAAGAACTGCTCGCACTCAGTGCGGAATCTGTTTGATCGCGGCAGCCTTGACCAATGGATACCCATTATCCACGCAATTGAGCCGCGCACGGATCGAGACACGACAAAGAAGGATAGCAAGAACATGCCTTATAAATCTTGCTACTTCGAGGTCGGCGGCGACCAAGGCAAGTTCTTGCGCGAGAGCGGATTCAACAAGTTTCCTGCTCTTGTACCGCGCTGGAGCGTCAGCGGCGGCGACATCTACGGCAATTCCCCTGGCATGGAAGCGCTCGGCGACATCAAACAACTACAACACGAGCAACTACGCAAGGCGCAGTGCATTGACTACCAAACCAAGCCACCGCTTCAAGTTCCAACGAGCATGAAGAATCGAGATGTGGAGACGCTCCCTGGCGGGATTTCGTTTGTTGATGGTGGCAGTCAGGGAATCAAAACTGCATTTGAGGTCAACCTCAATCTGCAACACTTGCTGGGTGACATACAGGATGTGCGCGAGCGCGTACGCGGTGCGTTCTATGCAGACCTGTTCCTAATGCTGGCAAACGCTAC